AAATCCTTCGTTGTTAGCTATATTGATTGTAGCATCTACCATATTGTAGATAAGATTCAATTCTTCTTGAGGTCTTCTCTTTTCTGAAAATATAATATTACATTCAGGTGCCATTACATCTATTACCGCATGTAAATCAGTTCCATTTTCATCAACAGGTTGCGTATGCATTACTAAACAAACTTTCTCTGCTTTTTCTTTACCAATCCTATCACAAAACTTTTTAAATGCTACGATAACATCTGCGGGTTGTTTTCTACGGATATTTCGATTACTCCAATATAGTACAAAATCATAATCTTTACCACCTAAAATTTCTTTACGGAATTCGGCAGGTACATCAGTTGGTTTATATACATTTGTATTAATTCCATGTGGTACATAACTTACTTGCCAATCCTTTTTAGGTTTCCAAGTTGGTTTAGTATCTAACGCTGATAATCTTTTAATGATACCATATGTTTGTCTAGAAATACAACCAATCCAATCACAACTTTCATAGAAGTTACGATTATATAATGGGTCTGGTAAATCATCCCAAATTGCGTAAAATAAAAGTGGAACATTTTGTCTGATTTCATGTTCGATATCATACAACCATGTCCAATAACGAGGGTCAGTAAAGTGTAGGATAGCATCAGGCTTTTCGGTATTAATTAATTGTCTAATCAAGTCCGCATTACCATAACCATTCCAAGGAAGTATCTTTACATTAGCATCCGCGATACCATAATTTTTTTGTATATCTTCACTAACATCTAAAACCTTACCAGCTTCTGGATGATTAATTGCGGCTCCTACTTGAAACCAATCGTACTTATGTACTGTACCTAATACTAATTCTTTTGATACGGTGGCAATACCACTTGCCATTCTTAAGTCATCTGAAAGTAACAGAATCTTCTTTTTTGCCATAACTTATTTGTGTTGTTAAAATTGTGAACCTGAAATTTGTAGTTTTACATATTCATTCATTTCGCTTCTAAAACTTTCGTCTGAAACGTATCTTTCTACAGTTCTGTTTACTAATTTTTGTAGGGTAACATCTGAATTAAAAGATACTTTTTTAAATGATGAATATACATCTTTCAATATTTTTACGGTTGTCAGTTTTGTGTTTTCATGTTCCATTGTGGGTATTGTTTTTATATATTTGTATATATAAGTATATTGTAAATAAAAAAACAATAATTTTTAAGGAACTTTTTTATTTACTTGCTTTTCCATCACATATCCCTCTATTCATAAACTCACACCATTTACAATTCTTTTTGTTTTGTCCAGGTACTTTAGGGAATTCAATATCTTTAAACGCACCACCATCATCAAACACAGTATTAATGAATTCCATAAATTCATCATATACTTTATTAACTGAGGGTGAGCCGTTAGGAGGTACGTGCTTTGATATGTATGGAATTGGAAATGCAGAATCTTCAGGTAGTTTTCTTCTCATTATCTGATATTCTACTTTTATTTTAGTAAGAGGAATATTAAATAATTCTGAATAGTATTTTTTATATAATAGGATTTGAGAATTTTTCATCTTATCCGCTTTCTGATATTGATTCCAACCCATTGTTGAAGTTTTTAAATCAACAATTATAATTGAATTTTCAGCTAAATCTTTCAATACAATATCTATGTAACCAATAAAATGAACACCCGGTTTAATATTTGCATTTAATGGAATCTCAATACCAACTAGTTCGTAGCCAGATTTAGAATAAAATTTACTACAATACTTTTTAAACCAACTAAGAATTCGTCTACCATCACCATAAAATTCTTCTAATTCTAATTGAGTACACGGAGCACCCTCACTAAGAGCTTCCTTTTCTTTAGTAAAATTTTCTTTCATTCTATCCAATAACAATCTATCCAATTCAATTTCATCGGCTTGTTTTTTGGATACACCATACATTACCGAAAGATAATGTTGGATAGTTTCGTGCATTGCACTACCAAATAGTGTGTGAATGTTACCAGAACTTTCACCTAATTTATCTATATAGTTTAACTTATATTGTTGGGGGCAGCTACTCCACATTGAGTACTGCGAAAATGATACTTTTGCCATTGAGTTTGTTTAAGCCTTAAAGATACGAAAAAAGGGTGAGATTACCAAATTATACTTTAAGTTTTAACTTAGTAATTTCTTTTGGATTTGTGCCATACGCTTCGGCAATTCGTTTAATTTCTTCTCTGCCAATGGTACTTTCATATAATATATCTAAATATTCGGATGCTTCTCTGCTAGAAACCATAAACCATTTGGCTACCAAATCGATAATCCATTGTTCATAATCTTTTACCGATTTACCTTTCATATAACGAAGATATGATTTTCCTTTCGGTATGACTCCAATTAATGCTTTATAAACCGCTTTAGGAGGTGCCTCTTGAATATATGGTTGTATTTCCGCTACCATCTCAATCCAATCAGGATTCATAGACATATAACGTATAATTAACCAATTACTCCAAGTCTTTTTATCAGCATCTTCTAGCTTATCCCAATACTTTGGGTCCTGGTCTTTTGTGATTGCATTGATGTGGTCGAATAATCCTTTTGCCATTAGTCTTCTACTTTTAAACCCGGAGGTAATAAATCATTTAATACTTCACCACAATCACCACATAAGAATAACTCTACGGGTAATACTTCATCTTTTGGTTTACCAGTTAATAACTTTGAAATCTTACGAAATCCAAAACCTTGTACGAATATTTCACCACCGCATTTCTTACACCCGATTGCTTCGGTTTTTTCTAATGGAATTGGTTTTTCTTCTTGTCCTCCGATTGGTTGTCCACCTGCTCCTAAAATGTTAGCCATTATATAATATTTAAAATTTGAATTAATGTAGCCGCTGCGATAATTTCTTTATCAATTGCTACTGCTGATTTAGCAACACCATCACCTAAAACTAAAATTACATTTGCAGTATTTTCTCCTGCATAATCATCAACTTTTTCATATAGTAATGTATAGAGGTCAGAAAAATCAGTAGCCTTTGAATCAAGAACCGTTTGTCTAATTTTCATATATTTGTTTCTCTTATCATCATTTGATTTAAGAACTTCAAGAACTTTCAACTTATAATCATTATCTAAAAGATTTTGTACATCAACTTGTAATTTACCTTTAAGAGAATTTAATTGACAGGTATTAATAATCTTACGAATATCCGGATAAGAAGAATCAATAATTGGAACTAAATCCTTTGGGTCAAACTCAACACTTTCTGATTTTAAAATCTTACTCATTTGAATTGCCACATCTTTTTTAGTTGGTGGTGTAATTTGAAACGTTTGACAACGGCTTTGAATTGGTTCAATAATCTTTTCAATATAATTACAAGTCAAGATAAACCTACAATGCCTGCTAAATGTTTCCATCAAATTTCTAAGGATTGCTTGTGCTTGAGGAGTCATATAATCAAACTCATCTAAGATAATGATTTTATATTTTTTGAATCCCATAGAAGATGCAAAGTTCTTTACTTTATTTCTTACGGTCTCAACATTATTCTCATCAGATGCGTTAATCATCATAAAATCACATTCAATTGAACTAACAATTAACTTTGCCAATGTTGTTTTACCAGTACCGGCTTTGCCAAAAAATAAAAGATGGGGAACATCTTCGTTTTCAATATATCCACTTACTTTACTTTTTAAGTGTTCATTTCCAACATAATCATCTAGTTTAGATGGACGATATTTTTCCACCCATAACGAGTGATTTATTTGTTCTTCTTTAAATTCAAACATATTTTTATTTTTTATTTTCCAGTTGAACCGAATCCGCCTTCGCCTCTTTCGGTATTATTTAATTCATTTACTTCATTCCATTCTACAATTGGATGTGGTATGATAATAAGTTGTGCCCCTCTATCTCCAATTTCATATACCGCTCCACCCGTTTTCTTAAATGTGGCTTGGATTTCACCTCTATAACCAGCATCAATTACACCAACTGAATTACTAAGAAGTAAATCGGTTTTACGAATAGATGAACGAGGAAAAACAAGTCCCATAAAACCTTCAGGTATTTCCATTGAGATACCAAATCCATAACTGATATCCCACTCAGTTTCTCCCTTAATATCTGTAATAACTAAATCCATTCCAGCATCACTTTCTTTTGCGTAAAATGGAATCGTTGCGTTTTCGTGTAATCTTTTTATATTAACTTTCATTTTGTGGGTTCATTTTTAGGTTATGTTCTCTTAATTTTTTTCCTTCATCTGAAAGTTCTCTAGCGAATAATTTAAAACGTTTACCATTTTGCTTACTTGTAAAAGATATATAAGCATCTTTAGTATTACTAATAGTAAATGTTACAGTTGGTTCTTCATTCGTCATATCTTCGCCTGTCCATGCAAATATCTGTGGTTCATCTCCATCAAATTGGAATACCCATTCGCATTGTTCTAACTTTTCAGATGGTGTCATTTTTAATTCACCAATTGGTTCTAAATTTTCTTTTTGTGTTTTTTTAGCCTTTGCCATAATTTTATTTTGTTTTACAAATATACGAAAAAAAGTTTAGAATTCAAAAAACTTTTTTGCGTTTTGAGAATCAGCGGATGCCATTTCCCATTTTAGAGCGTTGTAGAAATCAGTTAATTTGTTTTCCAACTCCGCTTTATAAATTCCATCCCTATCAACATATTGATTGATAAAATCTAAAATTTCGATTGGGTCATTATAATCTCTAAATGCTACAGTTTCTATCCCTAATGGATTACTTTTAAGATATACCCATTTAACCTTTTCACCATCTCTAATTGGTTCGTATTTAAACGGACATTCAAAGAATTTGAGTAATCGGTTATATGTAATACCAGCCTTAACGTGTGCAGGTGTTCCTTTTTCAAAATTAGCAATAGCTAACCCGCTATCTTTTCTCCACTTACCTTTATCGTATTTACTTAATTCTTTAATAGCCCCACCTTTGGCGATTTTATTAATACGAAGATTAGGTAAACTCTTTTTAAATTCTAAAAGTGATTCATTTATT